CCTCATCGTTCATGTAATGAGCAAGCATTCTCAGTTCAAGCTGACTGGCATCAATACCTACTAGCTTATAGCCGTAAGGTACTGTCCAGCATTCTCTACACTCCTTGCCATAAGGTGAAGACAGATTAGGAACCTGTGCCATGTTAGGATTTCTATGGGTCATACGTCCTGTAATGGTTCCATTTGGTATAACATAACCATGTACACGAGTATCATCACCAAGAACCTTGATCCAAGATTTAATCTGCGCTTCACGTTTCTGGTGCATTAGGAAAGATTTAATTAGATCCGCTTGAGGAATGTTCTCAATTTTAGATAGAGTCTTTTCGTTGACTACAGGTCTACCATTCTCAGTAAACTCTTCAGGCGCCCATCCAAACTCTTGAAGATACTCGCCTACTTGTTTACGTGACGCTATATTAAAAGGAACCATAGTCATTCTAGTTAAGCTAAATAGTCCCGGCATCTGTAAAAACTGTTCATACTCATCAGGAGTCAGTCTAATACCTTTACCTCCGGGGTTATCCCACCTACCAGTCTTAGCTAAGCTGCCTGATTTATTTTCTTTACGATAAATATACCTCTCATCAATCTTAGGTTTAAATACTTTCTCAACCTCTTGCTTAGTCTCTGACATCTTCTCGCGCATTAATGCTAACAACATCTCAGCTTTGAACTCATCGAAGTAAAACCCATAAGCTTCTTGAGATTTCAAGATGCGTGCAGATTCAGTCTCAATCTCAATAGACTTAGGATCAAACCCAGCACTTTCATTTCTCAGTGCGTGATACACCTGAACATTTAAATCTACATCACGCTTACAGTATATTAACATCTCCTTAGAGTAACATTCAAACTGATCAAACTCTATCTTAGCGAGGCCAAGGCGCTGGCCCCACATACCTAGACTATGACCACCTTCCCTTACAGGATTGAACAATCGAGAAAGAACTAAGGTATCTATGATTTTTTGAGAGCCTAGCTTAAATGATGTGAGCTTTTCCAAGACAGGAATGTCGAAGCCAATTATATTATGACCTGATAACATTTCTGCCTTGTTTAAAAGTTTAACACCATCTTCTATTTCATTTGGTGAATACTCCCATACTTGATTTGTATCAACATCTTGGATAACGAGACACCACACTACAGTGGCATCCAGACCATCTGTTTCAATGTCAAATAAAAGTTTCATTCAAAAGCCATGTCACCCGTATCTTCAAATTCAATATCAGAATAATCAACTTCAGAGAGTCTGCCAGTGTCTTTGTCATAAAGCAAATGTGTAGCAACACCTACGTCACCAGTGTACCTTGACTTCAATACCCTTACACGAGTAGTAGCAGCCTCTATCGGATCATCAGCTTGCTGATTTCGTTCTAAAGTAATAATAGAATCAGAAATCTGACCAATGCTATGTGATCCACGCAGGTGACTTATGTCGGTCTCAGCACCCCGCTCGTGGCCCTTGTTACCATCGATGCGTCTAAGATGGGACACCAGTATAAGACCTGCTCCAGTCTCCTCTGCAAGGCTTCTGAGGCGTGTCATGATGGCATCAATAGACCTCCGCTCATCACCTTCTAAAGTAGCAGATACCATCATGTGCAAGTGGTCAATGATAATCCATTTACATTCACAGCCTATGATCATGTAGCGAAGCTTGCTAAAGATTTCATCAATGTCATTGCTGCCAAAGTGAGCATGAATCCACACTCTATCTCTATTATTATTATCAACAAAGAGATCATCAAATAGAATTGAAAGTTCTTCCTGAGAATAACCTTCTCTGATTCTATCAATGTGTAGTCTGTCATTAGCTTCAATAGATAAGATACCATCGACAGTCCTAGTCCAATCCTCCTCTAGAGCAATGATCCCAATGTTATCTTTAGAGTTCTTGATTAACCAGTGTTCAAGCTCACGAGTGACAGAAGTCTTACCAAGACCTGTGCCACCTGCCAAAGTTACTAGCTCTCCTTGACGCAAGCCTTCAAGCTTTTTATTTAATCCTTCCCAAGGATAAGGGATTGCTTCCTTCTTTGAACGGTTGTGAAACTTATCCTTATTCTCCGTTATATTCATTACACCTGACGGTGTATAGGTTTTGGCATTCCACCAAGAGGAAACAAAAAGACCATGACCATTCTTTCTGAGAAGGTCATTAGCATCTTTGAACCCTTCAGGCATGATCATGATCTTTGCCTTGTTGGGTTTCAACAAACGCGCTACTTTCTTTGCCGCCTCTTGTCCGGGTTTGTCAGAATCAAAAGCAATTATGATGTTGTCGAATCGTTCTAGAAATTCGATATTGGCCTTAACATCTTTCTCTGCTGACTGTGCTCCACCTTTTATTGAGAGGGCCGGGAACTTAGAACCCAGCAATTCGTAAGCTGCCATAGCATCACACTCACCCTCAGTAAGGGTAAGGTACTTGCCACCAGTATCATTGCACAACTGCTGACCAAACAGCCCACACTCCTGAATGGGACCATTGCTTAAAAATCCCTTAGAGTCTACAACCCTAGTTTTAAAAGCAACTTCTTCAGCCCCATTAAAGTAAGGATAGAAGTGTTTTAAAACACGTCCCTCCTTGTTAATAACTGATTTAACTCCGTACTTCTTGGCAGTATCTAGCTGAATACTACGATCAGTTAAAGGATTAAATCCGCCATCATCAGGAATGGAACTATCTTTTATCAACGTGGGCTTAGATGTCTCCACTGTATCTTCCTCCTCCTCATAATTCTTATAATACTTTGTACAAGAATGACACCAAGCTGTACCATCAGTATTAATTGTTAAACATTTCTTATGTCCGCAAGCGGGACAATCTGCATGTGTTTTTTCGTATGCCATGAAGGTCGGGGAACCTTATGACTCCCCCTCATCTCCTTTAATTGAACGCTCAATGTTCTGAGAAATGTTATTACGTGCTGCATTTAAAACAGCCAGACGTTTAGTCAACTCATTGATCTCAGGAATAATCCCGGTGAGTAGGGAGTAACCAAACCTTGCCTCATCACTAAGTTCTTCCACAGGATACTCAACGTCGTTAACAGTCAGAACAGGTTTAGATTCTTCTTCCATATTTATCTCCTTTAAAAGGCTAAGCTTGCGGCAGAGTCGCCTGCCTCGACATTATCACCAAGATATTCAACCAAGTCAATGATCTGAACATTCTCAAGGATAGGGCGGCGGTACTTGCCATCGTCACCATATTCTGAATGCCGCCACTGTACAGCAACTTTAGAACCATTACCCAATGAAACATCGACATCATTCTTCTCTTGATCTACCAAACGTGGCTTACGATTTGGTCTACCTTTTGAACCAAGCTCCCATTGCTGGAAGGTGATTACAGGGTCTTCCGTAAATGTAGCGCGGCCAGCAGGCTTCATTCCACAGTTGTATCCGGCGTTTTGGAACTGCTTAAAAACGTCATCAGACACAGCAAGATTAACAATGTAAAGATTCTTCTCTCCATTGAAGTCAGGCTTAGGAATAGTAACACTACTATAATAAGCGACACCTTCTACTACTTGTGGAATACCATTAATGTTTTGCATTAAAACAATCTCCTTTGAAACAATTAGTCAGTAATATCTTCTAGAAACCTTATAAAAAGTTTTAGAAGTTCTTCCTCATCAGCTAATAACAGTGCTGTTAGAATTGAATTATCTCGTGACACCTCCTGTTTTACAAACGTAATAAATTTATTTTTAACTCTCTCTCTTGGAAGCTCAGAACCAATTCTCATTGCGAAAAGGTAACACCAGAACTCATCAACATCATCTTCAATCATTCTGAACCTCCTCCATAAGCATTTGATTTTTGATTTTAGCATTTTTTCTAGAAGAAATCAAGTCAATCATTGAAATTTCTAAAAGATTCTTGGTCTCCCCGGTAGGATTTGAACCTACAACCCTTAGCTTAGAAGGCTAATGCTCTATCCAATTGAGCTACGGGGAGTAGAAGATATGATTATCAATCTGAGTAACTTTTGTTTTACTGTTTGCCCAGTAAGGATTAACTCTAGGGTTGTGATACCACAGGCTACCTTCGGTTATATCAGGGACTGTTCTTAATAACACTCTTATAGAAACATTAACTGCCCTGTCCCAAGCAAGTCTATCTGTTATACTTTCAACTTTTCCATCACAATACCAGCTAAACTGACATTTGTGTTTAATAGGTAGGACGTTTCCTCTAGTAGAAATGTATAACGGTCCCTCAAAAATAACGTCGCAGGGATTGTTAGGAAAGTGTTCTGATTCTACACGATTCATAACAACTTGGGCAACAGCTATCTGACCGACAAAAGATTCTGAAGCTGCTTCAAAGTAAACATTCTGTGCCATACAGTGTAGACTTCCTAGAAGGGTCAGCCATAAAGGGGGCGTCATTTTTCTTTCGGTTCTTGAAGTTGCCAAAGTGGGCAAGCTGTTCTTAAAAGTATTAGAAGTTCAAGACCTTCTTTAATTTCTGCTTCTATATTATTGTCATCTTTTAACGCTTCAATAATTAATCTTATCTTTTTTGGAATGTCCAAAGATTAGTAGAAAAAGATTTTAACTCCAGACACATTTCTTGGAAAGATCTGTTAATCCTCTGCACTTCTTTATAGTTGTCTTGGGAATTTCTTAGGTGAGAATCCCATGTCACTATAGGTTGCTTATATACTTCTCTCTCTATACGTATTTCTTTTTCCCAGTATTCCTCTAGCATCCAGAAGGATCTTTTTAGACCTGTTAATATATTGTTTTCTAATCTGTTTCTGAAGTCTTTAATCATTACTAATTTTCCATTGATATTTCAAATGCCTTGAACCTATGCCGTCGTCGGTGCATCGCTATATCCGCGCTTTTGCTTGATATCCCGGACCGCTGCTTTGATCGCGTCTTCGGCCAGAACTGAGCAATGGATCTTCACTGGTGGCAATGCCAGTTCTTGGGCAATCTCAGTGTTCTTAATTTCGGCAGCTTGATCCAGCGTCCGACCCTTCACCCACTCGGTGAGCAGAGAACTCGATGCAATGGCACTTCCACACCCGTAGGTCTTGAACTTTGCATCCTCGATAACACCATCGCTGCCGACCTTGATCTGCAAACGCATGACATCACCACACGCCGGTGCCCCAACCATACCCGTGCCAATATCGTCGGCATCCGAGTCGAGTTTACCAACGTTGCGAGGATTCTCGTAGTGATCCAGCACCTTGTCGCTATAGGCCATTTTGCTTACTCCTGAAGGGTGGTGCCCCAAGTCGGACTTGAACCGACATGACCGTAGAGGTCGAGAGATTTTAAGTCTCTTGTGTATACCATTCCACCATTGGGGCGGGTTAAAGTTATTGGTTGTATTTACTTTTAATTGTCAGGATATAGGTGCCATCTTCATGACCGCTTTCCTGAACCCATTCTTGATCTGCTTTTATTAGAGAGTATTTTCCCTTCATGTACAGGTTTGCTGATCTGGACAGAGAGGCACGATCTGAAGGCGAGATAGGTATCCACGCATTTGCGTGTGGAGCCATGTCTTCTAGTAAAGTTTTCCACTTACCTTTCCTGCCTCTTTTTGAAACAGGTGCCGGAATGTCTGTATAAAATTCAATAGTCATAATTAGATCCATCAGAAAATGTTATGTGTACTTTCGTATTACGTGTAAAAAGTGTAGCTTTATTGTCGAACTCGCTTACAAGCGTTTCAGGTTTTTCTAAATGTAATCCCTCCTTTTTTAACCAGTATTGGAATAGCTCAGACAGTGTTGCATCTTCAATATCTTGTATCATTTTAACGTCATGCTTTCTAAGAGTTAAGTTTAAAAGTAACGTCCAAGTATTCAGTTGCTGCTTCTTGTGGTGTATAGCGAGGTTCCTCACAGAACATGGCATACGCGAAACCATCTATACTACTTGGCGTTACTTTTAGAATTGACGCAATCTCTGCTACGTATTCCTCAAAAAGGGATTCATCTTCGTCAACGTGGATGCACATATCGTTTCCTTTTTTCTTAGTAATATTTTCTAGAAATTTTATAAACAGTTTTAGCAATTCTTTTTCATCGTTAGCGTGTCTCACATTAGCGTCCTTGTGTTACTAACTTTAGAGGATTCCAATTGTCACCTCGCCTTCGCCGGGAAAGCGGGAAGTCCGGTGTTGTGACATGGCTTTTAAAATGTTAGGTCTGCCACAAACCGGCCCAAACCATGCCACTACCTGTTTCCCCTCATAGTTTGTGATCTCTTGTCCCAACGTCGTTGCCTCGATTCCAGCAACGCTGACGAGGTAGCAGCGGTTTCCGTTGAGCGCGTTCCCCCTTCGCTCGATGATTTTTAACGTACCTTTGTGTATGCTCATGCTGTTATCATCCGTTCTAGATGTGTTTTTGTGTCAGTGGTTTCCACAAGGATTCCCATAGCTTTGATCTGTCGTATGGTATGTTCTGATAGTGTCTTTGTACCAGCTATCTCTGCGAACCTCCGCGCATTCTCACATGCCGGGTACATTTTGTCTACACCATAAACGCTTTTTATGGTAACTGTGATGTTCATTTAAAATCCTTTCTGTAATCCGTTTATTTGTTTCATATAATTGACAATGTATACGCTCGTTACCACTTTAATTCAGTTGCAGCACCGTCAATGCTTTCTTGCATACCTTTCAAAA